CTTGGCCGCTTCCTCAACCCGGGCCTTCGCACGAGCCTCCTCCTCTGCCAGCTTGCGGGCGCGGGCCTCTTCTTCTTCGCGGATCTTCGCGCGCTCATCGTCCAGACGCTTCTGCTCGGCCTGCTGGTGCTGCGCGATCCGCGCCGCCACCAGGTTGCGCATGTCGTCCGGCGCCTTGTGGGCGCACAGCGCGACGCGGTCGGCGAACAGGGCGGCGTGCTCCTGGTGCTCGGACAGGATCGCGACGTTCGCGCGCACGCGCTCGGCCAGCTGACTCGCCTCGATCTTGCAGGTAGCCACCGTGCCAGCGACGGCATCCTGCATGCTGCTGAGCGACTTCTTGCCCTTGATGGCGGCGGCCAAGTCCAGCTGCAGCGACTGCGACGGCTGGATGCGGTGCTCGCCCAGGGACGCGTTGATGCTGTCGTAGTGGACCCGCACCGCCTTGGCGCCATCGGCGACGATCTGCGCGCGACGGTTCTCCTTCTCGACCTTGACCGCCTTTTCCAGCGCCAGTCGCGCCTGCCGAATCGCTTCGCTGACCGAGCTGGCGGTGCGGAGCAGGGCATCGATGTCGATCATCTCGCCCAAGGTGGATTCCGTCGCGGCCTTGATGCGGGCCTCGGCCTCGCTGCACGCCTTCGCCGCAGCCTCGGCGTCCACGAAGTCCTGATCGGTCTGCAACTGGTCGGCGCGGGGCAACTGGGCCAGGAACGCCTCGGCGTTGGCCTTGAACGCGTCCATGTTCGAAGCCAGCACGCGGCCCTCGACGCGAATCGTCAGCGCGCCGAAGCCGGCGATGGGGGCGGCTACCGGCTCGGCCTTGGCTGCTTCGGGCGCGTATGCGGCCACATCGGCCTCAAACTGCGCCCAGCCGGCGACGATCTTGTCGCGCAGCCCCGGGTTGCTGACGTACCAGCAGTGACGCTCCTCGACCAGCTCGTCGTTGGAATCCCACTTCGAGGCCATGAACAGCACGCGAGACGCATCGCTCACTGCCAGCTGCTGCTCCATCTGCACCTGGTACTGCAGTGGCAGGTGCGAGCCATCATCCAGCCAGACCAGCTCCGACAAGTTGGCGTTGAGCGTCTTGTGCTCGAACCCCGTCTCGCCATCCATGGTCAGGCCGTCAAAGCTGGCCGACAGCTTGCCGTTGGTACCGGTGACCGGGAACAGCTCCTCGCCGATGATTTCCTCAGCGTAGGGGCGCGCCAGTTCCTCGAAGCGGTGGCCGTCGTCAAAGCGGCGCTGCGTGGCGGCGTCCACTTCCTGAGAAATGCCAGTGGCCACTTCGCGGATCAGCTGCGCGCGGGTCTTGTACGGGCTGCAGCCCATCATTGCCGGCGCGTCGCTGGCATTGTGGTGCTGGGCGCGGTGGGCATGCCATTCGGTGGTGCCCTGGATCAGGTTGACGATCTTCATGCGCGGTCTTCCTCATTGTCCCAATCGATGGGGCCGGTGTCGGTTTCGGTGCTGGCCTGCTCAGCGGCTGCGTGTTCCTGCTCGGTCACTTCTTCGGCCACGTCGACCGCTTCGCACTGGCGCAGCTGCTTGCGCTGCTCGTCGGTCATGCGGGCCTTGGCCTTCGCCTCGACCATCGCGATCAGGTCGTCGGCGCTCTTGCGGCCGGATTCGATCACGGATCTCCAATTCGGCAGGTTCTTGGCGAACTCGGAGGCCGGGTAGGTGGCAGATTCGACCGATACCACGGTGGTCACCGCGCGATGTGGTTCAGCATCTTCCAACTCGTCCGGGGTATACACGCCCAGCATCGCGTCCGGTGCGTAGCGTCGCGCCCACTGACGGGTACCGCGATAGACCAGCATGTCGTCGGGCTGGCGTTTCCAGGCGTCGTTGTTGGTTTGCCAAGCAGCGACCGTGCCTTCCACTACCTGTTCGGTGCTGGTGCCACGCGGCTTGCCGATGACACGCACGCCGCGGCTGTTCCCGCTGCCGTTGAATTCGTAGCGAAGGCGGCCATCAATGGCGCCCATCGCGTAAAGGGCTGCGGCTACCAGCTTGCCCTCGTAGCAGAGCTTGCCACGCACTACGGCTGTGGACTGGGCAACGCTCACAGCATCCATGCCCCAGCGCTGCGCCTGCATCACCACCAGCAGACAATCGCCGGGCTTGTTGCGCAGGTGCTCGGGCATCAAGCTTGCCTTGGCCATGATGTCCGCAAGCTGCAGCGCTTCGCCGATGTTGTTGGGGACCAGGGCGTTCATGCGCTGGCCGGTGGAAATGGGCTGCTGCTGCAGCGGGACCACTGCGTTCATGGGTCTGTCCTTGGGGAAAGAGGTGCCGGCATTGCCCGGCCGGCGCGGGTGCGACACTGGAGGGGAGGCCAGTTGCCGCGTTGCGCCCTGTGCTGGGGAGTGCGCAGGGCAGGGGGATCAGGCTGCGTCGGCCAGGTCGGTCTGCTGTGCAGCAGCCTTCGGCGGCGTCAGGGTCAAGCGCACTTCACCGCGGCGCCACGCTGCAATCAGGGGCGCATCGTCTTCGTCGTCGGTCAGCACGGAGGCGGTGAACGTCATCGACACGCTGCCGCCCTCGATGGGCTTCCAGCTGATCTTCTTCACCTTGCAGTCGGCGAAGAACACCGGCTCGATGTGGTCGAGCAGGGAGCCAACGGATAGCTCGTAGCCGTCGAATTTGCCGTCAATGACCTGCTCACCCAGCAGCGGCAGGTTCAGGGCGACCAAGTCGCTATTGCCCTCCATGGGCAGGTTCTGCTGCTCGCCCTTCTTGGCCTTGCGGAAGAAGGCTGGAACGATGGCCGGGGCGATGGTATTGAGGATCGTGTTGCTGGCCGTGAGGGTGAATTTCAGGTCTGCGGCTGTCGGTTCTTCGTCACCATGTTTCTCCTTCCTCAGATTGAGGTTGGAGAACACGGCATCGTGTTGATCGAGTCCAAACATGGGTATTGCCTCGTTGGTATGCCGGCCTGGCCAGCGGGGAATCAGCGGATGTCGCGCTTGCGCTGGGCAGGGAAGCTGCGCGGGCGGATGAAGGCGGTGCGCTTGCGGGTCAGGCGCCGGTGCAGGTGCCGCCAGCGGCGGAAGATCAGCACGGCCAGCCAGATGCAGATGGCGAGGATGGGCAGCACGAACGAATCAGCGCGCACCATCACGGCCTTGCGGAGCATGTCGGCGAAGAAGGCCAGCAGGAGGCCGTAGACGGCGAGGCGGATCATTCGTCACCTTCCTGCGCGCACACGCCTTCGGATGCTTCGAGCGAGTCCAGCGGGTCAGGTGCCTTGATCGGCGGGAACACCACTGCTGCTATGTCGGCGGCGGTTGGGATCCGCAGTTCGTCAATCCTGGTCAAAGCCGCCTCCTGAAAAGCCGATGTAGTTGCCGCTTCGAGAGAACTCGGGATTTCCGCCGTATTCCCGCGCGTAGTGCATGTACTTTTCGTATGTGACGCCGCTTCCACGGAATCCGCCCTTGCGCAGCTGGTCTCGCGTTTGCTTACGCGCCTTGCATGCCTTCGTGGCGAACTTGCCCCAGCCGCGCTTTACGTCTGCAGTGCGGACCAACTTCTTTTGCCCGCATCCACACGCGCAGGTGATCTCTTGTGTCGCAGCCATCAGCACAGGGCCTCCGCACTCACCAGCACCGCGATCAGCGCGCCCAGGATCAGGCAGGCAGCTGCAGCAACAACCGAAAGGCCTGCAGCTTCGCGATGGCCGCTCATGCAGCACCGTCCGGCCCAATCGGCCGGCTGCAGGGCACGGTGGCGCTTTGCGACTTCGGGCGGACCAAGCGCAGCGCTACCTCGCTCGGCGTCTCCCAGTGCGCCGCCTCGGCCTTGGCCTGTCGGGACAGCGCGGCGGCTGCCACCCGGCCATAGCCGAGCTGCAGGGCACGCGAGAAGGTGGCGTTTGCGACTTCGGCACTGCGGATGGCACCGCGGTTACCGAATGCAGGGCGGATGACGGCGCTCATGCAGCCACCCCGTAGCGCGCTTCCTGCCCGGCCTGCTCAGCCTTGAAGGCTTCGTGCTCAGCGTCGGTGCTCGCATCGCGGGCGATGGGACCATTGGCCGCCTCGTCCAGCTCCAGAGCCAGCAGACGGGCTGCCTCGGCAATGCCGCAGTCGGTCTGCGCGAGGTGGTAGGCGGAACGGAACCGGGCCAGCGACTTCAAAAGGGCTTCGCCGCCTTCCTCGTAGCCGATGTGCTCGCTCAGGGCGTCGGCGACCAGGTCCTCATTCTTCAGGCGCTGCTCGGTCAGTTCTGCGGTGCGCTCGGCGACGAACTCGGCCCGGGCTTGCTCACGGGCGCTGATCCGGTCGTCGGTGGTCTTCCAGTGGTCGTAGGCCGTAGCCATGAGTCTTGCCCCGTGGATGGCCCGGGTGGGCCGACGGGCTCAATCTACGGGATTCCGTTACTTGATGTCAACGGTATTCCGTAGTTCGATGGCGCGCCATCGCTAAACGCGTTCAGCCCCAATCCGGACCCAACAAAAACCCCGCCGGAGCGGGGTTGGGGTGGGGCGCTTGCCGAGGTCAAGCTGCAACAGGCAGATCAGCTGGCACGCTTTTCAGTTTCTCACTGAAGAACATGACCTCCGAGCCAATGTAGCGACTGTGGGCGGTGTAGCGCAGGCCGTAGCCCATGCCCTGGGAAGTGGCGTACATGGCGCGAATTTCCGGAGCATCGTCGTAGGATACGATCCAGGCGCGCGGGAAGTCCGATAGCTGCAGCCGCTGGGAAATAGCCAAGTGGTCGTCATGCTCGTAGAAGTTGCGATACAAGCCCTGTCCCTTGATGTAATACGGGGGGTCAAGATAGATCAGCGAGCGCTCAGGCAAGAAGTCTGCGCAACGCGCAAGAAGTGCTAGCGCGTCCTCTCCGTAAACATGGATGTGCTTGGAATACTCGCCAATTTTGGCGATGCGAGCGGCGAGCGCGTCACGCATGTAACGCGCGTCCAACTTGTACTCGCCAGCCTGCGCCTTGCCGCCGATAACGCCGGCTTTCAGGATGCCCGAGCGATTCGTACGGTTCATGAACAAGGTGGCGAAACCGCGCTCTACAAGGTCCGCCTCGGTGCCCCCAAAAAGAACGGAGCGCCAGTGATGCCAAGCCTCCATTGTAACGGGCTCGGACTCGACCATTTGCACCAGCTTGCTGGTGTACTGCGTAGCCGCTATCCAGAAATCGTGAATTGCCGGGTCAGCATCATTGATGTGGACATCACTGGCGATCCCGTCGAAAAGCAGAATCAAGGCCACGCCCGCACCGCCGGCGTATGGCTCCAGGTAATGACCACCATCGAGATCGTTGGTACGCATGATCTCCGCGACGTAGGGCGCAAAGCGCCCCTTGCCGCCGGGGTAGCGCAAGGGTGTGTAGAGCTTGTTGGAGTACATGGGAGCGAACCTTACTCTGCCGAACCAGTCTTGGCCAGCCGACGATGCCTCTTGGCTACAGCCTTCGCAACCAATGCAAAGTCATCCTGAAATTTCTGCACTGCGGATTTATTTTCAGCCATCCAAGCTTCAAATAGCTTCCAATCTTTGATATAGGTTTCTCGGTCTTTCCACCATTTTTTTGCGTGATCTCGATCAGAAAGATCGCCCTTCCAGTTCAGAAGGTGAGCCTGTATCTGGGTTGTTGTGATGTGCATTTTTCGGAGTTTCGCCCATGTTTCAGGATGTTTGTCCTGCGCGTCATCGACCAAACTTTTGATAAAGGAAAACAACGTGCGTTCTGGCGATTTCTTGCCGTCGCCAGGGAGTATGCAAATGTTCCCGTGCTTGAAGTGCCTTGGCTTCAGTGTTGCATCGGCGTCGAGCGCAAAAGCTGAGAGCCGAAAGTGGGGATCAATGTGGCTTAAGTTGGCCAAGCTGTTACAGCCCACCCCCATCGCGATGGGTTGTATTCTCACTCCGTTGGCGCTGCCAACTTTGCGTTTTATGGCGGCAGGAATGAGTAGGTTGAACATGAACAAAGCCTCCGCATCCTCCAGATATATGCGCACTACTGGCTTTGCCCCAGCTACTGCGGCCTTCGGCGGCACCAAATCCATGTCATCCATGATGGCCTGCAAGCTGGCATCTTGCATCAGGTAGGGCGCACCGGTATCCATCAGGTAGGCAACGATGTTCTTTGATCTACTCGTCCTGGGGTGGACGGCCTGTATCAATCGCGTTGAATGCGTGGTCGCCACGATTTGCAAATCAAGCTCCGCGGCGTAGTGCTCCAGTTGCTCAACCAATCGAGAAATCGCATGGGGGTGGAAGCCTGAGTCGAGCTCATCTATCACGAGTAGCCCGCCAGGATACTTCGGCCACTCTCTTTTTAGCATTTGGAAGGATGCAACGGCAGCCGCAATTGAGCCGAGGCTGTCTTGCCCCAACGAGACGCATTTGGCGTCATATTGATAAGTGGGGTGACTGGAGAATTTGCTAGTGCCTTTGATTTTATTGGAGGTTACTGAATCCTCTGTGGCACTGGCCCCTAAGATAATGCTGTTGACGAATTCGGCAATTAATTTTCTGTCATCTTCGGGCATGGAGCCGATAACGTCGTTGGTGACACTCCCTTCTTCTGCTTCGCCGAGTGGCAGTACCCGGGTCATACCCAGATAGATGGTGGGTAGCGGAACCTTTGAGGCCACTCCGACGTCGATTTCGCCATCGCTGCTTGTGAAATGGCTTGAAGGACTGAAGTTTCTAGGGACGATTCGTGCGCGACCTTCCGTGCTACGATCGGTAAGGGCGCAACGTTTTTTTATTTCATCCTTTCCGTTGATCTCATAGGTGATGATCGGGCGCGGCAGTGTGTCCGCTTCTTGGCTCTCCAAGAACTCCCTTTCATAGTCTATGAAGATGATCTCAGCGAGGTTTGCCTGAAAGGTTCTGTCGAAATATGACCTCGGCGCACTGTTGGCTTGAGTGATCCCAGAAGTGTTTGCTATCAGGCCAAGGATTGTGGATTTTCCAACGCCGTTATGTCCGCTGATCAGAGTTATGCGAGGGGAAAAACGCAAAGTAATGTCTTTCAGCTTTCGGAATGGCTTTCCGCTGATGCTGAGTTCTTTCAATACTATCCGTGCCTTTGCCACCACTTCCTTCCCCCTGTTGTCCTTTTAACTCGAAATGGAACTTAATCCGCCCATCCGCCAATCCAATGGACACGGCCAATGACCGTTATCGGGTGCTTCTTTGAATCCATAGCCTTCGGCTTCTTCCAGTTGTGGTCGCCGGCAGGGTTGTCGCTTGCGAAGTACACGCCGGCATCCAAGACCATGGCGCGCTTCACGTAGTACTCGGGATTGGCCTGGCCATCGACCTGGATAACGTAGAGAACGCCATCCACCACACGGGTATCGCTTGTGTCGAACAGGATGGCATCGCCGTCCTCGATGGCGGGCTCCATGCTGTCGCCCTTGCCGTAATAGACGGCGAGGGGGCAGCCCAAGATGCCGCGACGGCGCAGGCTGCTCTTCTTGAACTTTAGGCTGTGCGTCTCGGCGTAGTCCACGGCCTCGGCACCGGCAGCTCCCAGGCCCACGGCCTGCGAGTAGCCGATTACGTCGATGTAGTCGTCTTCGGCTGGTGCAGGCTCGGCAGCCACCTTCGGCCCCTTGCCGGTTTCGATCCACTCCGGGCGAAGTGCCAGCCGCTTGGCGATCTTGTGTAACGCCGTGGTGGACTTCGACAAGCCCAACTCAAGGTCGGATAGGGTGGTTGTGGCAATGCTTGCAGAACGAGCAAGCTCGGCCCGGCTGATGCCCTGAGCCTCCCTCTCGGCGCGAATTCGTGAACCAATCGTTTCCATGTTCACATTGAAACGGAACGCCGTAACGGAATGCCGTTGACCCGGTATAACGGAATACCGTAGCCTCTCACCCATGGACATGACCTGGGCTGATCGAATCAAGGCGCTCGAAGCACGCGGATGGTCTCTGACAGAGATCGCGCGAGCTATCGGGAAATCTCCACAGACCGTTAGTGAGATCAAGCAGGGCCGCACGCGCGAGCCGGGCGGCATGGCCGCTGTGCAACTGCACCACCTGCACTCGACCGGTGCGAAGCCGCCAGTTGTGCGCCCAGCCCCCGAAGGGGAGGCCGCCTAATGCTCCCCGTCGCCCAACAGCTTGGCCAGCTCCTTCTCCAGCGCGGCGACCAGGTGGGAGGCCATCACGTAATTGTGCTGATTGCGGCCCTTCCAGCTGTCCCGCTCGGCCCTGGCGCGGTCCAGCTTTGCCAGCGTCTTTTCGATTTGTTCGGAGGTAGCCATGTCTGAGAAAACCTCGGATCGGTTGAAGGCGGCCCATAGCCGCATGTTGGAGTGGTGCGCCGAAAACGGCGGGGTGCCCGAAGGCTATGCCGAGGATGCCATGGCCGAGATCGACTTTTGGACCCTGGTCGAGAGCCGCACCAGCCCGGAGTTTGCCGCAGCGATGTTCGCTCAGTGGCAGGACACGCAGCTGGCCCCCGAAGGGGAGGCGGCCTAGATGAATGCCACTGCTGACATGGTTCGCGGCTATGCGGCCGGCTACAACTCCGAATGCCTCGATCTGCCTGACTGCCACGTGCGCCAGTCTCCAGCCTTCCGTCACGGTTGGCTCAATGGCCGGGATGACCGTATTGGCAACCCGCGCGAACGCGCGTCCGTACTGCGCGCCCGAGCAGAGCTGATCGTGTCGAACGTGGCCGGCAATAGGGAGGCGGCCTGAGATGGCCGGGCCGCAACCAGCTGAGCTCGGAACGACGCGCCCGGGAACGCGGCACATCTGCACGCTGTCGCCGGGATTCGCCTTTGTCTGGCCGCTGCTTGTGTGGTGCTCAGGCCGAGGCCATCGGCGCACCGCTACTGCAGTTTTCGCGGGTCTTCGACTTCTCGGCTGTATACAGCGTCGGCTTGCGGCGGTACGTGCCCAGGCTGGATCTCCAAGTATTTCGCATCGAGCGGCGTCGTCATGCGCGGCTGATCGCCCTCCCACTCCCAAACGAGATGGGGCTGGCCGTCGATGAACACCATGTCGCCGAATCGAATCGATGTGGCTGTTCTGAAAGCCACTGTCAGCACTTTCCTTTCGTCCATGCCTGTCTCCGGTAGTGGTTTGGTTGGGTTGCACCTCCAATCCTACCGGCAGGCGGGCACCCATTGCCCCAGCCACTCAGCGGCTCTCCGGGAACGGCACGACCACGCCGGGCCGGGTGGGGCGCTCCCGCGCGCGCTTCGGAATGAAGCGCACGGCCACGCGATCACCGCGGCGACTCACGGCGTAGAGCCGGCCGCACATCCGCACGAGCGTTACGACGTTCGGGCACTTCTTCACTGAATCCACGCGGCTCGGTCCTGATGGGCTGGGCCTTTATTTCGACCTGACGAGCCTGTCCCACGCAGTCCCACGCGGTGGGACGAACGAGGAAACCACCATGGCGGACCACCAGCTGCCCCTGTTTTACGAGACCTACGAGGACGCGATCCGCGACTGCGTAACCGCCTTGGGCGGGAACAAGGTCGTGGGCTCGATGCTCTGGCCGGCTATGCCGGCGGACGAAGCCGGCCGGAAGCTGGCGCACTGCTTGAACCAGGACAAGCGCGAGAAGCTCGACCTGGGCGAGTTGCGGCTGATCCGCCGCGCGGCGCGGCAGGCCGGCGTGCACATCCTGGCGCACTACGAGGCCCGGGACGCGGGCTACACGGAGCCGCAGCCGCTGAACCCCGAGGACGAGGCCGCCCAGCTGCAGCGCGAGTTCATCGCCGCGGTGAAGGCGATGGAGGTGATCCAGTCGAAGATGGCTCGGGTCGGCGGGGTGGCGGCATGAGCCTCTCCAGAATCGGAAAGTCGGCCAGTTTGGTCATGAAAAGCGGGCTCAGGCTGTTCTGCAGGACATCGCAGAGCGCGGCTGAAGGCATGGCAAGGACTTACGACAACGCGCGAGAGGCTCGCATTCGGGCGCTCACGGAACTGCTGAAACAAGCAATCTCTGCGGGCAACCGAGATGAGGCTTACCGAATTCAGGCTGAGTGGAGAGCCGCAATATCGGCGCGCTCGCCGGCGCAGATTGCGCGCATGGAGCGCGAGCAGGGGGTCCCCCATGCGTGAGTACGGGCAGATCCAGTGCGCGTTCTGGCAGAGCGCCGACGCGCAGGAGTGGACGGACGCTGGCAAGCTGCTGGCGGCCTACCTGATGACCGGCCCGCACTCCAACGGCATCGGCTGCTATCGCTGCCCGGATGGGTACGTGATGGCCGACCTGGGCTGGTCTCTGGAAAGGGTTTCCGAAGGGTTTGCGGAACTGTCTCGGAACGGTTTCGCCTACCGTTTCGACGGGGTTGTTTTCCTGCCCGGATTTCTGCGCTGGAACAAGGTCGCCAACGCGAACGTCGCTGCTGCCCGTATGAGCGAGTTCGATGGCCTCCCGAAGGGGGAGGCGAAGGCCCGTGTTGCAGGCGCCATCCTCAGTAATATCAAGCACCTATCGAACGACCACCGAACGGTTCTCAAAACGGTTTCCGAAACGGTTTCTGGAACGGTTACCCAAACAGAAACCAACCCAACCCAACCCAGAGAGAAACCAAACAAACCCTCCTGCGCTGCGCCGGCCGAGCCGGCTCCGGCCGATGACCCGCTGCCGGCCGAGCCGCCGGTGATCGGGTTCCTGCTGAACGATGGCTCCGAGTTCGGGCTGAGCCAGCAGCAGCTGGACGAGTTCCAGCAGCTGTACCCGGCCATCGACGTGCTGCAGCAGGCCAAGGCGCTGAAGGCCTGGTGCATCGCCAACTCGAAGAACCGCAAGACCCGCGGCGGCGCGCTGAAGTTCGTCAACGGCTGGCTGTCCCGTGCGCAGAACCAGGCGCCGCGGGCAGCTGCAGCGACCCAGCCGCAGCATGGTGTGCCGGCCCTGCCGAGGCTGCAGGCATGAGCGCCGACGCGATTTTCCACGTTGAGCGGCAGGTGCTGCACACGGCGATGGCCCGGCCGTCGAGCATCGCGGACATGGCGCTACTGCCCCAGCACTTCGGCAGCGAGGCGCATGGCCAGCTGTGGGAGCTGGTGCGGAGCATGGACGCCGGCGGCAAGCCCGTCGACGCGGTCACGATCTCCGAAGTTGCCGACCGCATGGGCAGCCGCAGGCTCAGCGAGCTGGCCATGGCCATCGGCATCGATCGTGACCTGTACCCCAGCAGCCAGCCTGCGTACCAGGCCGCAATCCTGATGTCCGCGTGGCGCGACCGCGAAGCGCTGAGCATTGCCCGGGAGCTGCACGACGGTGCGCAGGCACGACAGGAGGATGCGGTTGATGGCGCGATCCAGCGGCTGATGGCGCTGCACACTTCCGATCGCAGCTACGAGCACACGGCGCAGTCGGCGCTGGATGCCGCAATGGCGCAGGCGATGGAGGCTCAGCGCAATGGCGGCAAGCTGATTGGGGTGTCGACCGGCATTTACGACCTGGATGAGGCGCTTGGCGGGTTCCACGACAGCGACCTGATCGTGATCGGCGCCCGGCCGGCGATGGGCAAGACCGGGTTTCTGCTGGGCGCGACCGCCGCTGGTGCGAAGGGCGGGGCGGTAGGCCTGATCTCGGGCGAACAGCCTGCCGACCAGGTTGGCCTGCGCTGGTTGGCTGCCGGCTCGAAGGTCAACGTCGGCCGACTGCGCGCAGGCAAGTTCCGCGGGGATGAAGTCGATGCGCTCATGCATGCGGCCGAGCAATATGGATCGCTGCCGGTGCAGATCCTGGACAGGCCTTCGCCGGATATCACTGAGGTGATTCGCGAAGCGCGCCGCTGGAAGCACCAGCTCGGCATCCGCGCCCTGTACGTCGACTACCTGCAGCGCATCGAGATCGGCTCAATGGCGCGGGCGCCCAAGCACCAGCAGGTGGGCAGCATCGCGCGCGCCCTGAAGAACCTCGCCCGGGATCTGCGCATTCCGGTGGTGGTGCTGGCGCAGGTCAGCCGCGATGCCGACGGCGAGCGTCCGCAGATGAAGCACCTGGCCGACAGCTCCGAGATCGAGAAGGAGGCCGACCAGATCATGATGCTGTGGCGCGACCTCTCCAACCCGCAGGCCGAGCGCTCCGCAGCCGAGATCAACGTCGTGAAGAACCGCCACGGCAACATCGGCAAGGTGCCGGTGACCTGGCACGGCGGATCCACGTCGTTCGTCAACCGCAGCGCGGCGGACATCTTCGAGGACGCAGCATGACCCTCACCCCAGCAGCAAAGAAGATCCGCGCCAAGCGCGCCCGCCGGCCGGTGTACCTGCTGGTGCGCAAGTTGATGGACCCGGCCACCGGGGAATTGGTTGGCTGCCTGGTGCCGGCGAACGAGGTTGACGCCCGCCTGCTGCGCGAGCGCAAGTTCCACACCGGCCGCGAGGTGCGCGCCGAGCTGAAGCAGCCGCGCGAGGAATGGCAGCACCGCCTCATCCACAAGATCGGGCAGCTGATGGTCGACAACGTCGAAGGCTGGGAGCAGATGGGCAGCCACGATGCGGTCAAGCGCCTGCAGCGCGAGTCCGGCACCTGCTGCGAGGAGATGGAGATGGATATTCCCGGGCTGGGCCGGTTGATGGTGATGCAAGCCGAGAGCCTGTCATTCGACGAGATGGAGCAGGACCGCTTTCAGATCCTGTTCGATGGCATCACCGAGCACATCGGCAAGCGCTACAGCCACGTGATGCTCGACGCGGTGCGCGCCGAGTTTTGGGAGATGGCCGGGACGAATCGGAGGGTGGCGGCTTGAGGACCAAGAACGCTAAGCCAATCAGCCCTGCCGAATCTGCGCACATGGAGGCCGTGAAGTGGCTCCCGTGCAGCGTCTGCGATGCCCCGGGGCCGAGCGATGCTCACCACATCAAACAAGGGCAGCACTTCACGACAGTGGCGCTATGCAAGGACTGCCACCAGGGCAGCTTCAACGGCTGGCACGGCCAGAAGCGCATGTGGACGGTCATGAAGATGGACGAACTCGCCGCGCTGAACGTGACCTTGCGCCGGCTCAATCAAAGGAAAGCAGCATGATCACCCTGATCCTTCCGTACCCGATCTCCAGCAACCGGTACTGGGCCACGCGAGTGATCCCGAAGAAGCCGCGGCCGCTGGCCATGACCTACGTGACCGACGAGGCCAAGCAGTACAAGGCCGCGGTCGCAGCCATCGCTCGGGCCGCCGGCATTCGGCAGCCGCACGCCGGACGGGTGCACCTGACCATCCGGCTGTATCCGCACCGGCCGCAGGATTGGGCCAAGCGTGCCCGCAAGGACCCATACACCTGGGACGACACGGTCCAGTGCATCGATTTGGGCAACTGCGAAAAGGTCCTGTCCGATGCCTTGAACGGCGTGGCCTGGGTGGACGACAAGAAGCACCGCCGCATCCTGCAGGAGCGGATGGAGCCAGACGAGAAGGGCGCCCGGGTCGAGGTGGAGATCGAGTTCCTCGCCGCGGCACCGTCGCTTCTGGATGGGGTCGCCGCTTGAGCACCGACCGCATGTGGAAGCGCTACAAGGCCCGGGTCCGCCGCCTAGGCCGGTGCTCGGTGTGTCAGTTCCGGGAGCTGACGGACGGGACGTTCCATTGCGCACGCAACCAAGACCGGCAGGGCAGCTGCGACACCGATGGCCGGTTGCCGGTGTTCCGCTTGGACGCCGAAGTCCTGGACGAGCTGCGAGACGGGTAGGGCAGGAGGAGCTATGGCCACGTCGAACCACGACAGCAACCGAGATCCCACGCCGCGCCGGCAGGTGGAGCGCCGCATCAAGCCGGCGTTCTGCCTGGCCGATTGCGCCACGCTGCAGGCGTTGGCTGGGAAGCTGCAGAAGCGGATCCGGCAGACGCTGTATGCCCGTGGCGCTGGGACGATGGTGGCCATCAATGCCGAGGGCGAGGTGTTTCTGCTGATGGCCGGCGAGGCCAGGACGGACAAGTTCTACGCCGAGCACTACGGGATCGTGATGGGCATCTACGCCGAGTTGCCGATGGGCGGGGGCAATGCCACGGTCCCTGACCTGGAAGTGCTGGCCGAGGACATTCGGTTCCACCTGCCGGCCGGGGCGCTGGTCGATGAGCCGCCTGCAGCTGGCGAGCCAAAGCCGGTTCAGCTGGAGCTGGTATTCCCTCCGTTGCATGAGATGGCCATTGCCGCGTAATGGCGGCATGAGCGACCGCCAGACGCCCAACACCATCGAACCGATCACAGGAGCGCCGGCCGGGGCGCTATGGGTAATTCCGGCACGACCAGCGGGCAGGTGTCGACAACAGCCCGCAGCCGACACGGAAGGGGCCGCGTGCGGCCGGCCAGGGACCATGAGCCTTGGTGACACCATGCCTTCCGGGAATCGGCGATTCGCTGCTGTAGGGGGTTGATCCCATGGCGGGACTCACCCCCAAGCAGGAGGCCTTCTGCCAGCGGTACCTGGAGAGCGGCAATGCCAGCGAGGCATACCGCCAGTGCTACAGCGCCGAGAAGGCCAAGCCCGAGACGATCAACCGCTCGGCGAAGGAACTGCTGGATAACCCCAAGATCGCCGCAAGGCTTGATGAGCTCCGTGGGGTGGCATTGGCTGCCCATGGGGTGACGATTGCCAGCCTTGTGGCAGAGCTGGAAGAGGCTCGCCAAGTGGCCAGGAAGAAAGAGCAGGGCGCCGCAATGGTGCAGGCCACCATGGGCAAGGCAAAACTGGCCGGGCTGGACGATGGCGAGAAGGTGGACGACAGCACACCAGTACCTGCAGCCGTTGAAGTGCGAGTAGTGAGTGGGCGCAAGCGTGCCAACTCTTAACGAACCTCAGGCGGCGTTCCTCCAGCTGCCGCACAAGTTCCGGGCATTCGTCGGCGGCTTCGGCTCGGGCAAGACCTGGGTGGGCTGCGGCTCCCTGTGCCGGCATGCCTGGGAGTTCCCGCGCATCCCGGCCGGCTACTTCGCGCCGAGCTACCCGCAGATCCGCGACATCTTCTATCCGACCATCGAGGAGGTGGCCTTCGACTGGGGCCTGCGTGCCCAGATCAACCAGTCGAACAAGGAAGCGCACCTGTACGCGGGCAGGCAGTACCGCGGGACGGTCATCTGCCGGTCAATGGACAAGCCGGCCAGCATCGTGGGCTTCAAGGTGGGCAAGGCCCTGGTCGATGAGATCGACACGCTCAAGAAGCAGAAGGCCCACGAAGCCTGGCGCAAGATCATTGCCCGCCTGCGCGTGAAGGCCGACGGTCTGCAGAACGGCATCGATGTGACGACCACGCCCGAGGGCTTCAATTTCGTCTACGAGCAGTTCGAGCAGATCCCCGGGCAGGACGCGAAGAAGGCCGAGCTCTACGGCAAGGTCCACGCCAGTACCTACGACAACGAGGCGAACCTGCCGGACGACTACATCGAGTCCCTGTTCGAGACGTACCCGGCGCAGCTGGTGAAGGCCTACATCAACGGCCTGTTCGTGAACCTGGCCAGCGGCTCGGTATACCCGGCATACGACCGGAAGCTAAACGGCACCCTGGCCACCATCAGCGACGAAGACCGGCTCCACGTGGGCATGGACTTCAACGTGCTGAACATGACGGCCATAGCCTGCGTCATCCGCGCCGGGCAGCCATTCGCCCTGGAAGAGTTCACCGGGGTACGCGACACCCCGGCAATGATCCAGGCGCTGCGCGAGCGCTTCGGGGATCGTCAGATTGCGGTCTACCCCGATGCCAGCGGCGAGAGCACGCACACCAACAACGCCAGCGTGTCCGATCTGGGCCTGCTGCGGGCCGCAGGGTTCATCGTGCGGGTGCCGTCGTCCAATCCCCGCATCCGCGCACGCGTGGTCAGCGTCAACGCGATGCTGTGCAACGCGAAGGGCACCAGGCGGCTGCGTGTGAATCCCTTGGGCTGTCCCAAGCTGACCGAGGCGCTGGAAAAGCAGGCCTATGACGCCAATGGCATGCCCGACAAGACCACCGGCTTCGACCATCCGCCGGACGCCCTGGGCTACTTCATCCATAGCCGCTTCCCAGCAGTGGCCAGCGCACGCCCGCCGAGCTCCGTTGAACGGCCTCGGGTGATCACGCCTCATAGCCGCCAATGGCTCGAATACAGCGACGCCGCAGCCGACGCAATGCAACGAAAGAGGGAAATGCTATGACCGGTCCCGGCGACCAGCTGGTGGAGGCAATCGAAGCGGACGAGTTGGAGCAGGCGGAAGCCGAGCGCCGCGCAGCTGCAACGCTGGAGGAAGAGGGCGCGGTCAAGTCCTGGCTCAAGCGCATCGAGGAAGCCCGCGAGTTCGACAAGGACGCTCGCAAGGGCTATGCCAAGGACCGCACGTACTGCCAGGAGCGAGCCAACGCCGACGTCTACGACGTGCGCGTGCCCATTGCCGGTACCTACGTCGGCATCCTGACCACCTTCCTTTACGCCCGCGACCCGGAGACCAGCGTTGACCTGGCCGAGGCCGTCTCGGCACGCGTGAAGGCGGATGCCAAGGCGTTCGCCACGACGCTGGAGATCGTCATCGGCCGTTTGTGGAAGAAGGGCAAGCTCAAGGCCGCTGCCGATCCGCTGGTGCGCTCGGGCCTGAGCGTGGGCATCGGCTGGATGAAGGGCGCATGGCACCGCGAGACCGGCAACAACCCGGCGCTGCAGCAGGAGATCGCCGGTCTGCAGTCCAGCCTGGCCGCCATCAGTCAGCTGCAGGCCGACCTTGCCGAGGGCATCGTGGGCGACGACTCGGCGCAGCGCGCTGAGCTTGAGCAGCGCCTGCAGCAGGCCGAGGATGAGGCGCAGCGCGTCATCTTCAACGCCCTGTGCATCGACTTTGTCCGGGCCGACGATATCCAGGTGGCGCCCGAGTGCGCCTGCCTGCAGAACTACGTGGACAGCCCGTGGATCGCGCAGCGACTGTTCATGCCGGTGGAGAAGGCCAAGGCCACGTACCCAGACGCGGCAGAGTTGCTTGGATCTGCGACGGCCTATTTCCGCGTGCCAGGCAAGACGGTGGACGGCGCGGGCTTCGGCGGTGCTGCCGGCGCGGAGCAGGCTGACGCCTTCACCAAGGGCCCGGCCGGGGCCACCGACAGCAGCAAGGCCTGCGTGTGCGTCTGGGAGCTGTGGAACAAGGAAACCGGCCATGTTCTGACCTTGGCTGAGGGCTGCCCGCGTTACCTGCGCCAGCCCTTCAAGCCCGAGCAGCGCACGACCCGGTTCTATCCGTTCTTCAGCTGGGCGGTGATCTGGAACGATGGCGAGCGCCACCCGCAGTCGCTGGTCGACCGATCGCGCTCCCTACTGGATGAGTACAACCGCACGCGCACGAACTATCGAACGCACCGCAGTCGGGCGATTCCGAAGACCGGGTTTGATAAGGAATCTCTGACGCCAGAGGACGCGGCGCGGCTGGAGGGGGCAGTCTCGAGCGAGATGGTGCCTGTCAGCCTCAATGGCCTGCGGCCTGAGCAGGTTGTGTTCCCGATCAGCTACAACCAGATCGACCCGGCCCTCTACGACACCCAGGTCATCCGCGCCGAGCTGGAGATGATCTGGGGCGTGCAGGAAGCCCTGTCGTCCAGCATCCAAGTGGCCAAGACCGCAACCGAGGCTGACATTCAGCAGCAGGGTACCGAGTCACGCATCGGCTACGCCCGCGACAGCCTGGACGAGATGCTGTCCGACTTCGCGCGCTACACCGCAGAGCTGGCCATCTCGCCCAAGGGGATGAGCTTCGAGGACGCCGCCGGCATGGCCGGTGATGACGCCTTCTGGGTGAATATGCCCGAGCCCGAGCTGCTGGACAGCATGGTCCAGGTGGATATCCGTGCCGGTTCCTCGGGCAAGCCCGCGACGGCGCTGCGCCAGCAGCAGTGGTCGATCCTGCTGCCCCAGCTGCAGCAGGCAGCAATCCAGATCGGCCAGATGCGTGGCGCCTCACCGCTGGATATCGCCAACTGCATCGAGCAGCTGGCCGTCGAGACCGTGAAGCGCGCCGGTGACACCAGCATCGACCCCTACAGCTTCATTCCGCAGGCGCCCCCGCAGATGCCTGGGCTGCCCATGGACCCTGCTGCCGATCCTGCGCTGATGGGCGCAGATGGCCAGCCGGCCATTGATCCCAATGCCATGCCTGACCCGGCTGCAATCACGCCGCCGGCAATCACCCCCGTTTGACCCGACACGCCGCCAGCGAGGAGACACACGTGCGTACTGACCACAACGAACCGGACACCACCACCACCATCGAGGATGACGGCTCTGCTGCAGCTGCTGCCCAGGCCGCTGCCACCGTCGCCAGCAATGACGGCGCCACCGACACCGACGCACTCGATGCCTTCAGCCAGGGCGTGGAAGTGGCCCGCGAGCTGGAAGTGCGCGAGGAGGGCGGTGCACCGGCTGCTGCCGCTGAGGGCCAGGGAGCTGCTGGTGCTGAAACTGATGCCGCCGGCAGCGAAGCCGTTGGCGCAGCAGCGTCTGCCAGTGGTGCTGAGGGCGAGCAGGGCGGTGACCCTGACCCAGCAGCGGCCGCCGCTGCAGCTGCCTCCAGCCAGCCCGACGCCATTGACGTCGAGATCAAGGACCTGGGCATTGCCAACGAGCGCACACAGAAGCGCTTCCGTGAGCTGAGCGAGCGCGCCGCCGAGGTCGAAACCCTGCGGCCCGACGCCGAGCGCGGCAGGCAGTGGGAAGAAACCATCAAGTCCACCGGTGCCGACCCGCAGCAGATGGGCAACGCGCTCAAC